CGCTTGGAATACGAGCAAAAAGTTGAAGAAATTACACAAAAGTAACACTTTTTGTGTACTTGACCAATAAATCATCTTTTGCTATAATATACACATAGACAGTTAGATAAACCCGCACACAAAAAGGAGCCAACCATGAGTGCAATTTGCGTAAAGAACGGTACATACCGTAACCGACCCGTCCGTAACCAAGAATTTGTTCTTGTTAGCGGTTTTCAAACTGGTGCAAAAGGTAACTATGTTACAGTCAAAAATAATGGCACCTTCCCAAACTGCCCTGATACAATCCGTATTAGTGTAGACAACATTTCTGACATAGAGTATACTAACGGTATGACAAAAGACAATACAGTACATTTTGAAAAATCAGTTCTTGTTGCAGAAACTGACGAGGATGCAATGAACCGTATCCGCGAGCGTTTTGACATCTTGACAGAGATGACCAAGGCCACTGTGAGCGGTGACATCCGTGCCATGATCGTATCCGGCCCTCCAGGTGTTGGTAAAAGTTTTGGCGTTGAGACTGAAATTGAAAAGGCCTGTTTGTTTGACAAACTGGCAGGCAAGCGTCTCCGTGCAGAAGTTGTCAAAGGCTCTGCTACCCCAATTGGCCTGTTCCAAACCTTGTACAAATACTCCGATGAGAATTGCGTGATTGTGTTTGACGACTGTGATAGCATTTTGCTAGACGACGTGGCTCTTAACTTGCTGAAAGGTGCTCTTGACTCAGGCAAGAAACGTACCATTTCATGGTTGAGTGAATCCAGTGCCCTGCGCCGTGAAGGTATTCCAGATCGTTTCGAATTCAAAGGCTCAGTAATCTTTATTACCAACCTTAAATTTGATCAGATGAAATCGCAAAAATTGCGTGACCACTTGGACGCATTGCAATCACGCTGTCACTATCTGGACTTGACCTTGGACTCACAGCGTGACAAATTGTTGCGTATCAAACAGATTGCCAAAGATGGTGTATTGTTCCAGGACTACGAGTTTGATGAGGCTGTGCAAGACGACATCATCGACTTTATGTTGACTAACAAAGATCGCCTGCGTGAATTGAGCCTGCGTATGGCGCTGAAGATTGCAGACCTGCGCAAGATGTCAGTGCTAAACTGGAAACGCCTGGCAGAAACAACTTGTATGAAGAGTGCCTGATATGGCCTGGTGGGGTGTCATACTGTTAATCTTGGTAGGACATCCTTTTATTGCTTTTTGGTTAGCATTTTTTATTTTAGTACTTGGAGCGTGACATGGCAGGCAAAGCAAAATCTGTTTATCTGACAGTGACTCCTAAGGGACAAATGCAAAGTGTTCTTCGCAAGACATTTTTTGATGCCAAAGGATACAACGACTATGTTCGGACTGAAGAGTTCAAGGCCAAATGGCCCGCAGATCAATTTGATATTATAAAGGAAACCTACTGATGTACGAAGTTTATGAAGGCGACTTTTTGTTGTTTACAACAAACGATATTGAAGAAGTAGAATATTATCGACTCGAAGGATATATTGTACGTAAGATTTAACTCTTAAAGTTTTCTCGGGCATTGGTTGGCTCCGGCCCGGGTTTTATGGCAGGTACCCTTAAAAAAGGTACCTGTCTTTTTGACTTGTTGAAACAATAAGTATATACTGCTATTATGCCCCAACATCTTGTGATCTGTTTAGGACAAGTCGGAGATCTAACACTTGAATTTAAAATACGTTCAACTCCTGTGGCAGAATTATGGGTCGAACGTATGCAAGCCCGCGGCCATTATCCCCTGGACCATCCAGATAGATTTTATGGATTTGGCACTCTTGTACAAGAGCAACGCCGTGCAGTGGAGTATATTCAAAATTGTATCGCCGCCATCAACGCACATGAACCTATAATACACAGACCGTTTGAGTACACACAAGATTGTCTCAACTATTTGCACAACATATTTGAGAGTTACCACGGATTGCTTGATCAACAGAACAGTGATTATTGGTCTCGTGCTCCGGACTCCGTTAGGCGGGCTCTGGCAGAATTAAATCTGGCTGTGCATAGATGCGAAAGTGTAGCGTCTGGTACCAATCCGAGATTTGTATGCACCTGGTATGGCATGCCCAAAACACATCAACTGAACCAGGCACTTCAGGATCAGTATACTGTGAGCCAAGTCAAGTTTGGCACTGTGTATTTGAACTATTGTGAAATTGGAAAAACTGCCGAAGACTTGGCCAACGACAACGATAAGTACATAGGTGATGATGCATTTCGACCATTTGATCATTACAGTGCCGACTTTAATGTACAATTTCGAGATCAGGATCTAACTGATCGTTATGGTAAAATACAAAAGTATATTGATCAGCATCGTGACTTTTTTGTTGCTCGCGGCATCACAAACGTGTATAATACACAAGCACGACCCGTAAGATTACCAGTTGCAGATTTAATTTACGATGGCAACCAGGAACAAATACTCGCCCAAATTGCACAACGGCAATGGGTACAACAAGTAACAATACAATGAAACGATGCACAATACAAATCCGAGATGAAGTGAACATCAAACTAGAAGGACTAGATTTGGATGTGCGCAAGGCCTTGGTCACGGCTTTCAAATACGAAAATCCTGCCGCACGTTACATGCCGGCAGTGCGACTGGGACGCTGGGATGGCAAGGTGGCATACTTTCAACTGGGCGGCAGTACCTACACAAACTTGTTGCCTGAAATCATTCCCATACTTGAGAAGTTTGATTACGACATTGAACTAGACGATCAAAGAGAGTACTCTACCTCGTTTGAGTTTGAACAGGTACGTGAGGATTCGTTCGCACATATCAAGTGGCCCAAGGGGCATCCTGCTGTGGGTCAACCCATTGTCATGCGGGACTACCAGGTTGAGATTGTGAACAACTTCCTAGCCAATCCGCAATGCCTACAAGAAGTGGCCACGGGCGCAGGCAAGACCATAATGACAGCGGCCTTATCCAATGCAGTCACACCGTATGGACGCTCAATCGTTATTGTGCCCAACAAGAGTCTAGTTACACAGACCGAAAAAGATTACATCAACATGGAGCAAGATGTTGGTGTGTTTTTTGGAGACAGAAAAGAGTATGGACGTACCCACACTATTTGCACCTGGCAAAGTCTAAATGTACTGTTAAAGAACACCAAGTCAGGCACAGGGGAAATAACCATACACGAATTCTTGGAAGGTGTGGTATGTGTTATTGTAGACGAAGTACACATGGCCAAGGCAGATGCACTCAAAACCCTGTTGACCGGTGTGATGTCGAGGGTGCCAATTCGCTGGGGCTTGACAGGAACCATACCCAAAGAGAAGTTTGAAAGCCAAGCACTGTTAGTTGGACTGGGTCCGGTGGTTGGGCGTTTGAGTGCCAATGAACTACAACAACAAGGTGTACTGGCTAACTGTCATGTGAACATTGTGCAACTGGTGGATCATGTGGAGTATAAAGAGTATCAATCGGAACTTAAATACTTGCTGGAAGAGTCAGGCCGGTTGGACACAATGGCTGAACTCATACGCAAGGTAAACGAAACAGGCAACACTCTTGTACTAGTAGACAGAGTGGCTGCAGGCAATGAATTGCTTGCACGGCTGGGCAACAAAGCAGTATTTGTTTCAGGCTCAACCAAAGGAACAAAACGTCAGGATGAATATGATGAAGTTGCGGACAGCGTTGATAAGATTATTGTGGCTACCTATGGTGTTGCCGCTGTGGGTATTAATATCCCTAGGATTTTTAATTTGGTTCTTATTGAACCCGGGAAAAGTTTTGTCCGTGTTATTCAAAGTATTGGACGAGGTATAAGAAAAGCCGAAGACAAAGATCATGTTCAAATATGGGACATAACCAGTACCTGTAAGTTTGCCAAACGACACTTGACCAAACGCAAACAGTTTTATAAAGAAGCCAACTATCCATTCTCAGTAGAGAAACTGGAATGGATGAAAATTGCTTGACTTTTCACAACAAATCCTGTAACATAACACTATGAGAATATTAACACTAGACAACACCTACTACGATCTAAATCAATTGCCCGAAGAAGTTGATGACATGCGTTTTGCTATATTAGACAATTCAAATCCAGCAGACCCAGACTATCATTTTATTCCGCTAATCTTTTTAGAGTCGTTTAATGCGCCAGCCTTGGTGTTGCGTATAGGAACACAAACTCTCAAAATGCCCATGGACTGGCAGATACTGATCGGCGAACCTGACATTGGTGACTTAGAAGTGTTACCGTTAACTTCAATCAACGACAGAGGCTTTAGAGTATTTCAATTCAATCCACTAAGCAGTTATAGACCCTCCTTCCCAGATATAGAAATACTAGATGTGTATCACGAGGTCAACTGGTATGCACCCAAACTCAAGAACGGTCAAATGTTGGCCGTGCCCTTAAACGACGAACCCGAACCTGACTGTGTGTACTTTGTAAAAGACGTCAGCCGCAACTGCGAGATTGTGGACTACAACAAGGCCTGGTAATGGGACAACTTAAACCGGGCGCCACTCTCATTTACGAACGTGCCGATGGTGTAGTATACGCCAGAGAGTTTGGTGCTGACCCCAGCACCAGAGTTGAGGTAGGATATGAGTATGATCCTATAACAGGACACAAGATCGATCACGATTCAAGAACTAGCGACGGAAGACCTTTGCACGATCACATTCAAGAAGACAAACTGTGGGGTGAGATCCGCCGAGAGGCACGGACCAATCCCACTTTACAAGATGCACTGGAACGTGCTATAATGATCTATCAACTAAGCAAAACTGAATGAGTAAGATTTATTGCAAAGCACCTTGGACCAGTGTAAGTTACATGCCTGGCGGCAAATATTCGCCGTGTTGTGCTTGGAGTGGTAATACATTTGACAGCCAAGAAGAAATGACCAAAGTAGTTGGCGGTGCATTTTTGCGGGGGGAAGTTCCTAGTGAATGTCTTGGATCTTGCCAACCCAATCAAAATGGATGGCGTGATGGGTTTTCTCGATTTGAAACTGATTATAAAACTCATCAGATAAAATATTTAGATTTTCGAAATAACAATCTCTGCAATATGAAATGCCGAAGTTGCGGTCCAGGATTTAGCACCAGTTGGGCTAGCGAAGTCAAACAAACTAGTATTGTATTGCATGAATCAGTAGTGATGGATGACATGGATCTTACTCAGTGTGAGCAAGTTTATTTTGCTGGTGGCGAACCATTACTGAATCCACAACATTATGCAGTATTGAGAAAATTAATTGATCAAGGCAGTCGGCCTGTGTTGATGTACAGCACCAACACCAGTGTGTTAGGATACAAAGATCAACATGTAAAAGATTACTGGCCTAACTTTGACCGCATCAATGTTCATTCCAGCATTGATGCTGTGGGTAAATTTGCAGAAGTTGTTCGTAGTGGCACAGTGTGGACAGATGTAGATGCCAATTTAACTTGGTTAAGATCGCAACCCAATGTGTTGCTTAGAATAGCAACGGTGATCTCAGCAATCAACATTTGGTTCTTGCCTAGTTTATTAGAATATTTTGATTGGCTAGATGATCCACATGTGTTTGACCCGGTGTTGGCCAATGTGGACAGTGTGATCGGCCTGAATAGTATTCCTTACAAATACAGAGATGCATTGTTAGAAATACTAACCGATTCTCGATTCAACAAACATTATAACATGCTCAGAGCCATTGACGCATTGAAAGAAAGAAACTACAATCAAGAAAACTGGTATAGATTTTTAAGTCAACAGTTGATCCAGGACAACTACAGAAACGAAAATTGGTTTGATCTACTGCCAATCAAACACGAAGTATATAGAGAGGCTATGCAAATTGACAACAGATAAACTTAGTATTGCAAACGAGATGCGTATGTTTGACCGCAAGGTTAGAACATTCTATGACGACTTGACCCCAGAGGAAAAGAAAAAGTTTTCAAACTATCTCATGATACGTTGGGGGTCGGCAGTGGAAGGCTCAAGAGAATTGCAGGAGTTCTATGTGATTGCTTGTAACGAGCGACTGAACAAACACTTCTTCAACGTGGGCAAACATCCTAAATTACAGTGGCTTATGGCCACAAGTGTGAGTCCCGGTATGGGCACACCAAGGCATCCGTGGATAGCGCCTCGCAAGAAAGAAGCAGGACTCAGTGCCAAACGCAAGGCCTTGATGGCCATGTATCCCACCTACAAAGATGATGAAATAGACGTCATGGCACAGATTACAACACAAAAAGAAATTGACACATACAATCGACAAGCAGGCAATGAAAAGAAATGAATCTAGTAGTCAATGGGTGTAGTTATGCAGAATCTTATGCTGGCGGCCAGGGTCATGTTGATCTGGCCGAGGCACTGGGACTAGACAATCCAGTTAGTCTTGCAATCGGTGGCAGTGCAAACAGTCGCATATTACGCACAACTCTCAAGCATAGTTATACTGCACCTCCAACACTGTACGTGTTGGGTATGACATTTGTATCCAGGTTGGAAATACCTATCTGCGATCCTGTTGATGATTTTGAAGGGCGTTGGACCAATCCACAAAATCAAAAATTCAGTCATCGTTGGCAATTGGGATGGTCAAAGACTGACTCTGACAATTTTGTAGAAATTAAACTCAAAAGCGAAGTGTTTAGTATTTTGGATCGCACTGAGGATCTAATGTATCGCATGTTAAGTGTGATTGCTGATTTACAACATCGTGGTCATCGTGTGTTGATGTTTCAACAAGCAGATAATCTATATCAAGAGTATCTAGACAATTCTAGACTAAAGTTATTTCAACGCCCAGAAATCATTGATGGTTTTAGATGGTGTTCTATTGCATGGCAACAGGCACAAGGTGTGCCACCCTACAGTTACGGACCCGGTGCACCTTATGTTCCACCCGACATGAAACATCGAGCCGTTGGACATCATCAAATGTTCAATGAATACTTGACAAACTATATTCAAGAGCATAAACTGTTGGCATGAGTTTTATTTGTGAATTTTGTAAAAAAGAGTTTGCTAGGGAAACAAGCATAGCAGTTCACTCTTGCGAGCCCAAGCGTAGAAGACTGGCCCGAGACGAAGCAGGTGTGCGTATGGGTTTTCAGGCATACATCAAGTTCTACGAAACTATGCAAGGCTCAGCCCGGAACAAAACACATGATGACTTCTGTGACTCACCTTACTACCGAGCATTTGTGAAATTTGGCAACTACTGTGTAAACACTCATGTGATTGCGCCAGCCCGTTTCATGACATGGTTGTTAAAAGCCCAAAAGAAAATCGATCACTGGTGCAGTGACAATGTATACACAGAATATCTAATAGAATACCTGCGTGTGGAAGCAGTGGATGATGCTCTGGCTCGAGCAATAGAACACAGCATGCGTTGGGCAGAAGAAACAGGCAATCCCCCACATGACTGGATGCGTTACGGCAACACCAATGCACTGTGTTATGCTGTCACAGCAGGACGTATCTCACCATGGATAATTTACAATTCAGAATCAGGACAAAAGTTCCTAAGTGAACTCACATCAGAACAACTGGCCATGGTCTGGCCCTACATTGACTCAGATGCCTGGCAAAAGAAGTTTGTAAACTACCCAGCGGATCAAGAGTACGTGAAAGATATATTAAACAAGGCAGGATGGTAATGAGCGCAGACATTGACATTGACTTTGCCGACAGAGAAACTGTGTTGAAACTGATTCAGCATGTGCCTGCACGACAAAGCAATGGCAAGAAGCACAACTCGGGTATCTATGTTACGGACATTCCTGCGGATCCTGTCAATCAGTGCGCCGCAATAGATTACGAAGAAGCAGAACAGCGTGGATATTTTAAACTGGACTTCCTAAACATGAGTGTGTATCAGTTGGTGCGTGATCCTGCACACTATGAAGCAATGCTCACAGCCACGCCACCTTGGGAAAGACTGTGGACTGATCATGCTTGGGCCAGCCAACTGGCACACGTAGGCAATTATACAGATTTGCTACGGGTGATGAAACCTGATTCAATACCCAGGATGGCTGCCTTTATATCCGTTATCCGGCCAGGCAAGGCACACTTGCAAACACGCCCTTGGTCAGAAGTTTTTGCCAGCGTGTGGGACGGGGACGAATCTCGAGGCTATACATTTAAGAAAAGCCACGCTGTTTCCTACGCGGCTCTGGTAGCACTACATATGAATTTACTTAACTAGAAAACCAATCTTGACGACGCCAGTCAAGTCCCCATACATTGATTGTTTCTGGAGAGTCAGAAAATCCCAACATACTATCCCAATAACGATGATAGCAATTTGACACATCAATGTCAAGTTGATTGCACAAATATCGACTACCACCAGATTGAAATAACTTTGTGTATTGGACTTGCTGACCTGGCACGGAACTGTTGAGGCTTACAAAAGCATTTGATTTTTGATTCTTCAACATCAAATGTAACTGGTCAATCCTGTCTTGGTTGGTTGGTTGAGATTTTTTAATGTGTGAGTCAATAATCCATTGCTCCGAAAAACCTCGCACACTATCCATGTGTTTGCGATGAGATAGATATGTCTTTGTGATAAATTCCCAAGATATTTTATTTTGATCAGCACCGTGTGTGTTGATAGATAAAAATTTTATCAATCCATCGTTGATCTTGGCCTGGTAATCTGAACCTTTCAAATGAAATCCATGGCAAGCAGTTGCCCATGTAAAATTTGCGTTTTCGTGTAGTTCTAGATTGTTGTTTTGTAAAATTGATTCAACGCTTTGTCCCGAATCAATTGATCTAATGTCCCCTTGTCTACCATAACTAACTCCGGTAAAAGGATCAATTAACCAAGTATTGTTTACAAAACCAGGCAAAGTACCAAGCCAACCTGCCACAAAGTCTGCACGAGCCCCACCTGTACCGGCCACAATACATAACTTTATTTGGGACATGTTAGATCAATCCATTCTCCGCACAAGAGTAATTGATTTACGTTTGCTTTTCTTGCGCACTATGTCCAGTAAACTACATGCAGGACCATGCAAAATTTCCAAATCTTTGTTGACAAAAGTTCTCAGGGTATAGCGGAACTGTTCCCAATCTTTACGCAAAAAGATGTTGATGGGAATTGATCTATTGCTTTCCCACCACCAGGTACTGGCCAGTTCTAAAAACAGCAGTTTGGCCTGTTGATCAGTGACTGCACCAAAATCGTAGATGGTTGTAACAATATCGTCCTTGTTTTGTACCACACCCACATATTCTGCATTGGCATAAACGCACAATGTTATAAAAGGATATTTTTCTGTCAATTTTTCAAAAATATTGTTACCCATAAATACTTGCTGAGGATCCTATGTATTCAACCACCGTTTACTTATACCAACAACTCGTCCGGGTACTTTTGATAGACACCAGTGGCGGATATTTTACAAAGAGGTACGACCCAGTGTACGCAAAACAATTAACCATCAACAAGGGAGTGGACAATGTTCTGCTCTTTGAATTTATCAATCAAGACCAAAAGCCGGTGAATATTGCGGGCTCAAGTTTTGTTTTCCGTGTAGTAAATCAAACAGGAGATGAACTCCTGATTACCAAGCCCATGGAGATCTTGAGTTCGGCTCTGGGCCGAGTCAAAGTTGTACTTGACAACACAGATACCATCAACATACAGGCACAACCTGCCAGTTATAGCATACAACGCACAGCCGGCAACTATGTGCAGGCCGCATATACCGATGCCAACAGCCAAGCCAGAGCCGACTGTAACATTGTGGATTCAGTGTTCCCGCAACACATACCAGCCGCAGTTTGTACAGTGCCTGACATGTACGGCAAGAACAATTACTTTGGTGTGGGACCAACACAATGGCCAGACTGGGCACTGACACCACAGCCGATCAATGCCATCCAATCAACCGAATTCTACAGCAGTTTCATGCCCACAAACGGTTCGAGCCTAACCACAGTCAAGTATGACTTGGTGGGTTATACTGGCACAGTCAAAATACAGGCCGCCCAGAACTATGAATCGGTTTGGTACAACGTGACAGAGTCAAGACAATACCTATGCGATACTGTGAGTGATTATCTCAACGTGGTTGGCTTCCATCCCTTGTTGCGCCTGGCATTCAACAACTCAATTGGCTATGGTGCCGCAGGCACTGTACAAGTTACAGATACCGTGGTAACTTCAATTAGCATTACCAATCCCGGTGTGTACTATGTGGCACCACCCCTGATTGAAATTCTAGGTGATGGTTCGGGTGCGACTGCCACCTGTACAATTGATCCCAACGGTGGCGTGGCCGGAGTAACCATTACCAATGGTGGTTCGGGTTACTTGCCTGTTCAATTCCAAAGCAACGTAAGTGCTACCGCACTATTCACAAACGGACGAGTAGAGAACGTTCAATATCGTTGATCTAGTGTGACAATTGTGTTATACTAGTTGAATGCTAGACATACTTGCTTATCTACCTGCCAAAAGAAAACCCAGTCCACAGGGCTGGTTGAGTTTCAATGCGGTATGTTGCACCCATAATGGACAAAGCCCAGACCGGCGCGGGCGTGGTGGTATCAAGGCAACTGAACAAGGTTGGAGTTATCACTGCTTCAACTGCTCATACACAGCCAGTTTCATTCTAGGGCGCACAGTGGGTTTCAAAGCCCGACGATTACTAGGATGGATGGGTGTGCCTGACAACGAGATTGACATGCTCAATCTTGAAAGTCTACGTCATCGTAGCATACATGGTATCTTGGAAGATCGACAACGAACATTTAATGTGCTCAGTGCTATTGAGTTTGAAGAGTCGGATGACTTCCCACCTTTTAGTGAAGTGGTCACGCCAGAGTTTCCGTTGTACTGGGATTATATTCGCCGACGCGGTGTGCCAGAAGACTTTCCCATAATGACATCAATCAAAACTGATGGTGTTCATTGGGTCAGGCCATTTGTGTTGGTACCGTTCACATACAACGACCGAGTGGTGGGTTGGACGGCTAGATTTTTAGATGACAAGATTCCCAAGTATATAAATCACTCACAACCGGGCTATGTGTTTGGCACAGACTTGCAACATGCCAACTGGCAACATGTGTTGGTCATGGAAGGTATCTTTGATGCACTCTCAATCGGTGGCCTTGCAGTCATGCACAACACCATCAGTGACGCACAAGCAAGATTGATTCGCAGTCTCGGGCGCGAAGTCACAGTAGTGCCAGACCAAGACACAGCCGGTGTGGAACTGATTGACCGTGCTGTGGAACTGGGCTGGGCAGTGAGCATACCCGAGTGGCCTGCGGGTTGCAAAGATGTCAATGACGCTGTGATAAAACTGGGCCGACTAGGGGCCTTGCTAACTATCATGGCCGCGAGAGAAACTAGTAAAATCAAGATAGAAATAAGGAAACGACAACTTGTCAAACAAATCCAACAGTTATGATGCAGGATACGCATCTTCATATTATGATTGGCTTGGAAAATATGCAAACTGTTCCTTTGATTATTTTGCAAGACATAAGGAAGGTCGGCCCATTGCTTATGAATTTAATAGTTTAGGGTATCGAGGAAACGATCATCATTCCAATCCGGAAATATCTGTATTTGGTAGTAGTTTTAGTTTTGGAGTAGGAATAGAATTCAATCAATGTTGGCATCAACAACTGGGTGATTATCGCATAAACTGTTACGCACCTGCAGGATTTCTAGTAACAAATAATGATATCATTGATCATTATCACAAGGCCGATGTTTTGTGTGGAATTGTGATATTGCAATTTAGAGAGTTCAAGTACAATACTGCACCAATAACTGTACCCAAAAATAGTAAATGTTTTGTCATTGATGAAAACTGTCACAGTGACTTATTTGGATTTGACTATGATAGTTTCATAGACACAGCCGAGGACAAAACGCATCCTGGACCAGAAACACACAAACAATGGGCAATAAAAATAAAGAAACAGTTCAACTTGTGATCAGCCATCTCGAAGGTTCTTCAGGGAATTTTTTAGGAAGATTATTTGCTGATTGTTATGACAAGAATCAATCTCTCTTCAGGACAGATACTACCTTTGATCCTCGAGTTTTGGCCATTGATGGAGTTGATAAATGGGACCAGGAACTCAGTCGATTACGTGAGCATCGAGTTATAGTAACACACAATTTTGATCTGCAACAAATTTCTAAATATTTTCCAAATGCAAAAATTATACAAATATATCCGTACACACATATCGGTAATGTTCTGTATAATATTTGTTTTAAGAAATTAAACAGAACATTGGACAACCTGGTAGATAATCACCTGTTGCACATTGTTGAATGGTATAATCACATTCAACAAAGACGTCCGGTCCAAGATTGTATAGATTCTTGGCAATTGACCGATCAACAGACTGTTGAAAATTTACTAGAAATTAAATTTTCCAAATCGCAAGAACAGTTCTTTAATCTATATTGGGAACACCAACTGGCCTATTCATTGACTATCCCGGATTCTCCGTTGTCAATCGAAGAACTTGTTTCATTTTGGAAAATTGAAAATTACTTTAATGATTGGTCAATTGCCTGGACTATTTTTGTTTATGAACTAATTAATCAACGATTAGAACATCAACGAGTATGGTCCGTGGACGTTGATAAATTTAATTCATGGGACGATTTAGCAAAAATACAAACTAGATACAACAATAACTTGACATTGCCTACTGATTGATTATATAATACACTATGCTTAAAGACTACGGACTTGATGTCCAACGACTATTTTTAGAAATGATGTTGGAAGACGCAACAAGTTATGTGCGTGTTCAGAACATCTATAACCCACAGAACTTTGACAAGAGTTTGAGACCTGCGGCCGAATTCATCAAAGAACACTCAGACAAACACAAGACCATGCCTGACAGGATGCAGATTTCGGCAACCACGGGAGTTCGACTTGCGCCTGTACCAGACCTGAACGAAGGTCACTTTGACTGGTTCATGGGCGAGTTTGAAGCATTTACTCGACGTCAAGAACTCGAACGTGCAATTTTAAAATCAGCAGACTTGTTGGAGAAGGGCGAGTTTGAACCCGTTGAAAAACTTATCAAAGATGCAGTACAGATATCACTTACTAAAGACATGGGCACGGATTACTTTGCTGATCCTAAGGCTCGCATTGAGAAATACTTTAACTCGGGCGGGCAAGTAAGCACAGGATGGCCACAACTGGATAGATTGTTGTATGGCGGATTCAGTCGAGGTGAACTCAACATCTTTGCCGGAGGTTCAGGGTCAGGCAAGTCACTGGTGATGATGAACATTGCACTAAACTGGTTGCAACAAGGACTCAGTGGCGTTTACATTACACTGGAACTTTCAGAAGAACTCACAAGTTTGCGAACAGATGCCATGTTAACCAACATGAGCACCAAGGACATTCGCCGTGACATGGACACAACTGAACTCAAGGTAAAACTTGTGGCCAAAAAGAGCGGCAACTATCAAGTCAAAGGCCTACCAGCACAAAGCAACATCAATGATATTCGCGCTTATTTGAAAGAGTATCAGATTCAAACAGGCAAGAAGGTAGACTTTGTGATGATTGACTATTTGGATTTGCTGATGCCAGTCAGTGCCAAAGTCAGTCCCAACGACTTGTTTGTGAAAGACAAGTATGTGAGTGAAGAACTCCGCAACTTGGCCAAAGAGTTGGCAGTGCTAATGGTCACTGCTAGTCAGTTGAATCGTAGTGCAGTAGAGGAAATTGAATTTGACCACTCGCATATTTCGGGTGGTATTTCAAAGATCAACACAGCGGATAACGTGTTTGGCATCTTTACAAGTCGTGCCATGAAAGAGCGTGGCAAGTATCAGATACAATGTATGAAGAGTCGTAGTTCAACAGGTGTTGGGCAGAAGATTGATTTGGAATACAACATCGAAACCATGCGTATTACAGACGAGGGTGGAGACGAAGGAACTGGCTACAACAAGCCACAAAGTAGCATCATGGATTCAATCAAAGCACGAAGTCAGGTAAAGCCAGCCGAGGGCGAAACTGACTCACTGCCCTGGGAACGAGCAAAACCTCGAGGAGACTTTGATCTAGAAGCACCCAAGGTCACAGCAGATGTTCAGAGTGCCAAACTAAAACAACTACTGGGACAAATTAAAAGTTCGTAATTTGTAATAATTCGGGCAAGTACTCTTGCCACTTGATGCCTTTTGCGGCATCTTGTTGGGCTAGTTGTTTCAAACATTCTTGCCAGTTATGTTGATCTTGATCGGTATGTGCTGTCCCAATGTAGGTGTCAAAATCTACTGTTGAAAGTATTTCTTTTAAATGATTTTTGACGTTCTGAGGCAATGCACGAGGTTGCAACCAAACTGGTTGATAAATGGGATTATTGTTATAAGAAATTTGATTTTGATTGAACCAATCAACTGTTCGATTATGATACAGTACATTTAGATTACTTAATGTATAACTTGAACTCACATTATCAGTCACCTGGCGAAAGAATTTCAAGTTGTCTATTAGATCCTGCCACTTCAATGGAAATCTAAGATATTCAAATACTGGCCCTGTTCCATCGATGCTGATACAGAAATTTACATTTTTAAATTTACTTAAAATTTTCTGTTGATGAGCATTGAGTGCAACACTACCATTGGTTACCATACTTAGGAATACATCAGAGTTACCAAGATCTAACAAATGCTCAAGCAGTTCAAAATTCTTTTTCTCATAAAGAGGTTCGCCGCCTATTATACTCAGCATTTTGAGTTGTTTGAAATTTACTTTTTGTTTAATCAGATCAATATCTACAGATGTAGAACGTTGTATTGGAATTAACGGATTTATTCGATGATTTAACTGACTCCAACTGCTACTAAAAGTATCGCTACAACTCACGCAAGTGGAATTGCAAGTATAACTAGTAAACAATTTAAGCATGAGTATATTATCTTTACTGTTTTCGGCTTCTTGTTTGATAAATTTTAAATCTCGATCCCAATACCAATCTAGTGCAGAATTTTTTAATTGACGGTCGCTCTGTAATCCCTGGCTTTCAAGATTCCAACATTTTTGACATTCCTGGGGTTTTTCCCCATTGAGCATTTGTTTTTTAATTTTTTCTATATCGTGTTTGTGCGGTAGCAAACAACAATGTGTTTCCTGTTGTTTCCAGTTGATCTCTCTACCAAACCAAGGTAGGACACAAAAAGTATCCATGCTTTAAGAAGTAGCACCCTTGATCACAGCATAACGCATTACAATGGCTTCGCTGAGTGAACCTGAGGTCGCATTGCGAACATAAACAGTGGCTGATCCTGCGCCACAAGCGGCAGTAAAGGTATAAGAACCAATAGTACCGCCACTCACATGATTGATCACTAACAAATCAGTTGATGAGATTGTACTGTTTGTAAAAGTAAAACTCACAATGGTGGCAGCAGCCAGGGCCGCATTGCTCATGGTAATTTGTCCACTGGGCTTGTTTAATGTAACACCTGTGGCTTTGTTTGTGGCCTGTGTCACAGTACCGCCACCGCCGGCAACATATCCAAATGGATTGGTATAAGCAGTAAGAGCACGATTTAAATCATAGATGGCAATTGTGGTACCCGAATCCACAGTACTAAACCCAAATCTGTATGTGCCAACGGCACCAAAGGTGATAACGTTGGCACTATATCCTTGAATGCCTGTTGTACCCACACTGACTGCGACAGGCAATGTGACTGTGTAAGCAGTATTGGTCACAACAACGTCTACATAAACCACACCCTCGGACCCTGACGCCGGCCAGTTTGAAAAACTCAAACTAACATTGGCAGTTGGCGCAACCAACTGATATTGCCCAGCACTATAATCAATAGGGATAGCACCTGCTGTGGCAGTTTGTTGAACATAAGTGTAACTGACGTCTTGTAATTTAACGGCGTATATTAAGTTATCCGCCATGTTGTTGTTTAGAGTGGTACCTGCTAGGGCGGCTTTGAAAATACCATTGTTTACAGTGATAAAATTGTAATGTTTTAACGGCACAGGGCGTATCAGCTTTTTAGTTAAATAAACAATTTTATCACCTGTTACATTTACATCACCTGTTACATTTACATCACCTGTTACATTTACATCACCTGTTACATTTACATCACCTGTTACATTTACATCACCTGTTACATT